TGCCTTCAACAAGATGGGCGTTGAGGTTGGGAACCTTTCAAGTATTGCGGGGGTGCTTTCTGATCTTGCCCTATTCTGCCAACAGCACCAAGTGAGCGTGTGGCTAGTGGCTCACCCTACCAAGATGCGAAAGAAAGACAAGAGCGACTATTACGAAGTGCCGGGCCTTTACGATGTGAAGTATTCTGGTGACTTTGCCGATCAGATACACAATGCGCTCACCGTTTACAGGGATTTTGAGAATGGAGGCTTGACAAGGGTTTATGTGCTGAAGAAGAAGATGAGGCATCAAGCGGGGTTAGTAGGTATGGCCACGACTTTTGAATGGGAGGGAGGCTCTGGAAGATTCAAGCATTCCCACCAAAACAACACGGGCGGCAGCTTTATTCAAGAGAAGCAGAAGAGCGTATTTGATGAACCGGAAGAGCCGCTATTTGATAACGGCCACGTTGGAGATTTACCATTCTGATGAGATACACACTTTGCATAAAGGGCAAACCCGACCGCGACTACGAAACGCTTCAGGAGGCGGAGAAGGTAATCGAGAAAGAGCTAGGGGCATTTGAGAAGATCAACGACTATTTGCAGAGGGGTAAGCACGTCAGGCGCAGCTATGTGTGCACTGGGGGGAATGCGATGGTGATGATTGACAAGTGATGCAAATAGTATCGGATTTATTTTGTAGCTTTGCTGCAAACAAAACCTAAAGCGATGAGCGATATTTTTGGAGGATTTGACGGAATGGATCCAAAAGGCGATATTTTTCGCCTACCTAGAGATATTTACTACCACGAAGATGATTGCCTATACACTAATCCTAAAGTATCGCTCGAAGGGGTGGATGGAGAAGCCGAGTGGGTTTGCTTTTCCCTTCATGCAGTTGTACTTGAAGAAGCTCTTTACTTCCAATATTACGGAGAAGACGGCAACACGCTTTCGCTAGATGAAATCCAACACATGATGGAAGACCCTTTTACCTTTTACCATGCCTGAAAATAAATACTTCTACGTCATCAGCGACCCCCACGGCAACACGATCGGGGGAGCTACAACGCTCAAAAGGGCGTTGGAGATAATCAACACGCTCACACTCGATGACGTGGAGGTTATTTATAAGCACCAAGAAACACCCCACATTCAGATATGCGAGCTATCTAGTGAGTGGTACATTACCAAAATAACCTTAAACCAACTTTGAATGTACAAAGCGATAAACCCCCAAGGAGAGCGCAGGCTCTTTTACCATTTGACAGAGGCCTGCGAGTTCGCGGGCAAGTCGTACCACAGCGTCTACAGAGCCTTCAAACTTGGAAAAGCGGTAGACGGGATTGAAGAGGTGGAAGAGGGCAAGGTGCATACAATCAGCAGGGAGGAAGTGTTCGAGGCTTTCCGTTCTGACATGGGAAACGCTGTATACACCCACATGGAGCCTGACGGCTCAATCCTTTTTGTTTAGTACCTTTGGCAAAACAATAGTTGATTTCTATTGAAATGCCAGACGGAAGAGCAAACAACGGAGGAAACAGCACCAAAGCCAAGGGAGTAGACAAGCGGAAGAACGAATACCGCGAAGCTCTTCGCGAAGCTGTTTCAATGGACGACTTCAAAGCCGTTATAGAGAAACTCGTTGAGAAGGCCAAAGACGGTGATGTTCGAGCTACTCAAGAGCTTTTGAATAGGGTGCTAGGAAAGCCCGATCAGAGCATAGACGTAACGAGTGAGGGCGCGGGCATAGTAGTGCCTGAAATTATATGGAGGCAGCCGAAGGACAAATAGAACTCGATCCCAAGTATTCGGACTTATACCTAAACCCACCACCGCACAAGGTGACAATACTAACGGGCGGGCGCGGTTCGGGCAAGTCTACCGTAGTATCGCACTTTCTGAATATCTTAACCTTCCAAAGCGGCCATGTGATCCTGTTCACCCGTTACACAATGCGAGCCGCTGAAATATCCATCATTCCAGAGTTCACGGCAATGATGGACAAGCTAGGCAATAGGCATCACTTCGATGTAACGAGCGATGAAATAGAAAACAAGGTCACAGGGAGCCGCATTTTGTTTAGGGGTATCAAAACAAGCAGCGGAAACCAAACGGCCAACCTAAAGAGTATTCCAGGGCTTACCACCTTCGTAATTGACGAGGGCGAGGAGTTCTTAGACGAGGACGCATTCAATACCATTAGCCTTTCTATTCGTTCAATGTTGCATCCTAACCGCGTGGTGTGGGTGCAAAACCCGAGCCACAAAAAACACTTCATCTACAAAAGGTTCATTCAGGGCGGGGAGCCCTGTACCCACATTCACACGACATACCTAGACAATGAAGAGAACCTCAGCGCGGAGTTTATAGCGGACGCGGAGAGAATGAAAGCCACGAATTACAAGCGATACTGCCATGTGTTTTTGGGCGAATGGTTGGACGATGCCGAGGGGCTTTTGTGGGATATGGACATTATCAACCTCACGCGGGTAAGCGAAGCACCGGAACACATGAGAACCTTTGTAGCGGTGGATCCTGCTGTAACGGCCAACGAGAAGAGCGATGAAACGGGGATAGTAGTGATTGGCACGCACAACGGCAAAGGGTATGTGTTAGATGACTTGAGCGGGAGGTATTCGCCTAACGAGTGGGCGGGGAAAGCTGTGGAGGCTTACAGGCGGTGGAACTGCGCAGAGATCATTTGCGAGGTCAATCAGGGAGGCGACATGGTAGAGGGGACAATTAAGAACCTGGACCCCACTATTCGAGTGGTAAGCGTTCGCGCCACAAAAGGGAAGTATGTGAGGGCGGAACCCGTCTATGCCCTCTATCAGCGCGGGCTTATTCACCACCTCGGCTATCACTCGAAGCTAGAGGCGCAGATGGTAAGTTTCAACCCCGACCAACAGCAGGGAAGCCCCGACCGATTGGATGCTCTTGTTTGGGGATTCACTCACGCATTGGTAAATCAGATTGCTGGACAAGCGCGGGCGTACACAGGGCCGGGGCTTTCAAAACCCCGTTATATTTAGTATCTTTGTGTAAACCAAAAAACCAAGTGACATGAAAAGTATGACCATTACGGTAAAGTATAACGGGCTGCAATCAAAGCAGGGTGAAGCCTCTTTTTTTATTGACTCGGAAACAGAATCAACAAGCCCTGTATTCACAATTATATTTTCACACGTTGAAGTTGTGGGGAATAATTTCCTTCTTTATTGTTCGGATAATGGAGCAACAGAAAAAGGTAGATTGTGCGGTATTTATGGATTGAATGAGTTCGCTGTCATGTTTTGTGATGCACAATTAAAATATCAACCGAAACGTGGTTAAGGTAAGATTAGGAGGTTGGATCTTTCGAATTAAGAACCGGTGGGAAGAGGTTGAATTTTCCGAAGCGATGGAGCTATTCAAAGCCGAGGGCATCAGGGAGCAGGTGTCCATTCTCACAACGCCTCGCATCCCTCCGCAACTAAAGATCAGCGAGGGGCATTTGCTCGCTTTGTATGAGCTTATCACTTTCACATTGGAGGTTCCGGAAGTGGTGAGCAATGAAGTAGAAGTACCCCCCGCGAGGGGATGGGCATTCAAAGACTTTGAGCTATGTCGCCAAGCGATAACCAAGCACCCCGAAGCCTTGCCCCTGACGTTTGCTAGGATTACGCAAATACTCGATTTGCCCGAAGAGAACTATCTGGAGGTAGGCGCGAAGGCGTTGGACGAGATCAACAGCGTGATGGAAGTTTGGCGACCCTGGGGCATTTTTGATTCGGCCGAGCCAACAGCGGAGGAGGTGAACGCGGGCATTGAGAGGCTTCAGGCGTTTGGCGTTTATTCGATTGTGAGCCGGTTGGCCGAACACTTCGGGAAGCTACCGGAGGAGATTGAGAAGCGGACGGTGAACGCGGTTTTTCTCGATTGGACGATGTTAGTTGAGAGCGCGAAGTATGGGGATCGCTTGCGGGAGCAAAAGGGTTGATGTATCTTTGGGGTGTCCGAGCTGTGGACGTCTTGCATAATTAGCAGGGGGGTGGCTCTCAAAACCTCGCCCCCCTTTTTTATTTCAAATAATTTCAAAAATAATTTGCACGATTGAAAAAGTTTTGTATCTTTGACTTGTCAAACAAACCAAAAGCGACACAAAATGAAAACTTTCAAAATCAAAGACAACTGCGGCAGGAGATTCAATGTAAGAGCTAACAGCAGAAGCGAAGCACG